GAGTCTTTCGTGCAGACTCTACGATTGTCGGAAACCCGAAGACCACCCTTGACGGGGTGGTCTTTTTTTGGTATAATGTGATCGTCAAAACTCCCATTACTCATGACTGCTCTTGAATCTCTTCTGACTCGTCTAAAGAAATTTAAAGTTAACTATGTGTATAATCCCCTTTTCTCTTATGAAGAAAATCGTGGAGCATTTCTAACTCGTTTGATAAGTCAAATGATTGGAAATTATGCTGAACAAGTTATGCCTGAGTATGATCTGGATCCTAAGTCAAAGTTTCTTGGAGCTGGTAAGAAGACCGATTGGGAAAACTCCAAATACGTTTTTGAGTTGAAGAAAAATCCACATGCAAACAATGGATCATCAAAGAAGGCTGATGTTCCTAAATTGATAAATGATGCAAAAGGGAAGGGTAAAATTCCTATCTATGCTTTTTGGGAAGATCGTCCAAAGAATGATTGGGAAGGCGAAGAAGAAGGATTTGATAAAGGTCTTCGTTACGTTCATGGTTCAGCACTATTTAAATTATTAGGTTATAAAAATTATAAGGAGCAGTATAATCTGTATCTTGATAATATTAACAATATCTTTCTTATGATCAAAGAAGATCTTACTAAAAAATTCGATGAAAAGTTTCAATCCTTTAACAAATCTGCTGTATGAAGACATTGATTGTAGAGATGCAAATGTAAAAGACTTTGTAGTAAAACCTATTACTATTCAGCATGTCAGAGACTTTGTAGAAACTTGGCATTACTCTTCTAATGTGAATGGGTTACGAATATCGCACGTCTTTGGACTCTTTTCTAATGAAGATCTGATTGGTGCCATGATTTATGGCCCTTTAGGTATGGCAAACACTTGGAAAAAATATGGTGAGTCGGAGAATGATGTTGTTGAACTCCGTAGACTTTGTTGTATTGATAACACTCCTAAGTGTACAGAGAGTTACTTCATTGGTAAAACTCTACGTTGGATGAAGAAGAATACAAACTACAAGGTTATTGTTTCATATGCGGATGCTCATTACAATCATACTGGTGTTATATACAGAGCAACTAACTTTGAGTACCATGGACTGACTGCAAAAGGTAGAGTGATTGATTTTGATGGCAAATTGTATCATGACAAATGTATCCGCACATACCATGTGGATAAGAATGGGGTCAAGAAACTAAAACCATTTGCCCAAAGAGTAAAAGATGCTCTGGAGGATGGTCGAGCAAAATATGTTAATACTCCAGGAAAACACATTTATGTCTTCAGATTGAAAAAAGTAAAGAAAACCGAATAAAAAAGTGGGGGATTCCGTATCCCCCTTTTTTTGTACTTTGTGGTTAAATAGTAGTGGATGCCGAACGGGTCCACACAACACAAACTCGCTTTTTAAGGAGAAGTCACATGACGAACTTAATGAAATTTCATAGTGCCGATCTTCCATCGTTGCTAGACCGTATAAATAAATACAGTATTGGAATGGATGATATCTTTGATAGACTCGGGACGCTGCACGAGACTCAAACGAATTATCCGCCATACAATCTAGTTCAACTAAGCAATGTAGAATACCGCTTAGAACTAGCACTAGCAGGATTCAAAAAGGAAGAACTAAATGTCTACACACAAGACGGCAAACTTTTTGTCGATGGAAAAAAAAGAGATGATGAGACCGAACGAACTTATGTTCATCGAGGAATGGCTGCGAGAGCATTCTCAAGATCTTGGACCCTCAGCGATGAAACGGAAGTTAGATCAGTTACTTTTGAAGATGGGTTACTGACTATTGATCTCGGTAAGATTGTTCCAGATCACCATCAGAGAAAAGATTGGTTCTAAATAAAACTGAATATCGTCGTCGCTGACGCCGAGGGGCAACTGGCAAAATCCAGTTGACGCCCCTCTTTTTTCTTGGTATAATGATTGGAGGTAAAAACTGATTATGAGCGTTCAACTGGCATTACTTAAGTCTGGGGAAGAGGTCATTGCAGATATCAAAGAGTTTCGTGACTCTAAAGATGACCTGGTATCCTATCTTTTCAAGGATCCCCATTGTATTAAAATTAATACAGAGCAACTTTTGATTGAATCTGAGAGTGCTCCAAAACACGAAGTAGTATTTTATAAGTGGATGTCTCTGTCCAAGGACACTGATATCATTGTAAATAAAGATTGGGTTGTGTGTATCACTGATCCACTCGACGCTATCGCAGTATCTTATGAAGGAAGGAATGATGGAAGAAACGAATCTGGCGACGGACGAGATGATGCTCCCTCCGCCGCAACCACAGGAGGAGACAACACAAATTCAGGTGTTGTATTTAACGAATCGGTTGATTTTAATCAGTGAGATTGAAGAGGTTGGCGCAATCGATATTGGTCAACCAGACTGTAAACTGACTAACCCTTGTTTGATTGGAGACGGTAAACTCTCACTTTGGTTAAGAGATGTGACCAATGATAATGTTATCATGATGAGTTCCGATAAGATATTGACAATGGTTGACCCAACCCAAGAACTGCTTTCTGATTACGCTTCACTGACTCAATGAGATTTTACACGAATGTTTACCAGCGATTCAACGAGATCCTGGTGCGTGGATATGAGGATGGGAAGCACTTTTCCGCAAGAGAAGAATTCCATCCAACCTTCTTTGTTCCGTCTAAGAAGGATACAAAATACAAGACACTTGATGGCAAGTTTGTAGAACCTATCAAACCTGGTAAGATCTCAGACTGCAAAGAGTTTGTAGAGAAATATAAGGATGTAGAAGGATTTGCTATCTATGGCAATGATCGATATGTTGCTCAGTATATTTCCGAGAAGTATCCTGAGGATGAAATCAAGTTTGATATTCAAAAGATTAAATTGTTCACGATTGACATTGAGGTTGCTGCTGAGAGCGGTTTCCCCGATGTCTTTAATGTTGCAGAGGAACTGCTTGCAATCACACTGCAGGACTATGCAACCAAACAGATTATCTGCTTTGCATCTCGTCCATTCAACAACACCCGTAAGGATGTCAAGTATGTGCAGTGCTATGATGAGTTTGATCTGATCAATCGTTTCCTTGATTGGTGGCAGGCAGAACAACCTGAAGTGATTACTGGTTGGAACTGTGAACTGTATGATATTCCTTACATCGTAAGACGCATTGAGCGCCTGATGGGTGAGAAAGTCATGAAGAAACTTTCTCCCTGGAATAATGTTCGCACTCGTGAGATCAAGTTGCATGGTCGGGATCAACTGACATGCGAGATGGCAGGCATTACTGTCATTGACTATCTTGATCTGTATAAGAAGTTTACTTACACAAACCAAGAGTCATATCGTCTGGATCATATTGCATTTGTGGAACTGGGCGAGCGTAAGTTGGATCACTCAGAGTTCGATACCTTTAAGGATTTCTATACAGGTAACTGGCAGAAGTTTATTGAATACAACATCCGAGATGTGGAACTTGTTGA